CGACGTATCACCACCGTCGGTCGAGACCATCGGCCCGTCTGACCTGCTCGTTTCCGACGTCCAGGTCACTACCCTCGCTATCCCCTCCTAGGAGCCCACCATGGCAACCATCCTCACTGGGCAGGACCTGACGCTCACCATCGGTGGGAACACGTTCGACGCCCAGACCATCGGCACGACGTTCACCTACACGAACAACCGCGAGGTCCTCGAGACCCTCGACGGCCCCGTGTACAAGACGCTGACGTTCGAGTACACGCTCGACGTCAACATGTACTCCGACTGGGGCACCACCGGCGCCCTCTGCGAGGCCCTCGCGTCCGCGGCGCTGTCGGCACCCGACACGTCCCTCGCGTTCACCCTCGTCGCCGTCGGCCCGAACGCCACCACGACCGTGTCCGGCGACGTGTTCCCCGAGGTCCCGCCGATGGCAGGCGACGGCCCGAACGCCTCGCAGATCAGCTTCACGCTGACCGGCGACCGGAACACGACGCCGACCATCACTGCAGCCTGATAACCGCATAAGGAGAGAACATGGCAACCGGCACCTGGGTCGAGGTAGAGCACCGAGACCGTGGCACGCTCGTCCTGGAGCTCGAGCTCGCGGACTGGGTCGGGTGGGAGAGCTGGGCCGGACGCTCGTTCGTGACGTTCGGGGACGAAAAGAACCCCCCCGGCATCAAGGATGTGGCGTACCTCGCCTACGAGGCTGCGAAGCGCACCGGCGTCCACGACGGCGACCTGACGTCGTGGACCCGGTCGCTGACCGGCTTCCCGCAGTTCCGGCAGGGCACCATCCCGGGCCCTACCCAGCCGGCAGCTTCGGACGACGCCGCGTAGACGTCGCCGTGGCTACCGGCACCGCACCGAACGACTGGAACGACCTGCGGGACCTCCTCACCGCCGAGGAGGCCCTCCAGGAGGCCTACAGGAGGCCCTGAGATGCCCACCACGACCGCCCGGAACACGTCCGGCAAGGTCACGGTGCGCATGAACGACCGCGACATACAGGGCATCCTGCGGGCCTTCTCAAAGATGGACAAGCAGGCCAACCAGGACCTGCGAGACCTGTCCCGCGAGATCGCCGGCGACCTTGTCGGCGAGTTCCGCAACGCCGCCCGCGGCACCCGCTGGTACCCCCAGCAGGCGTCGTTCGTCGCCCAGTCCGCCCGCGTCGCCCGCGACCGCACCCCGGCCGTCACCCTCGGCGGTGCCAAGCGGTACACAACCGACGACGGCCGGCGGGTCGCCGCCGGGTCGCTCCTGTTCCTGTCCGAGTTCGGCTCGCCCGAGCAGCGGCAGCGCGACCGGTTCCGCAACCAAGCGCAGCGCCGTGCCCGCTCCCGCGGTGGTCTCCAGGGCCCGCCACGTTCGCCCCGCGAGGGCCGAGGCAACCGCGGCTGGTGGCTGTTCCCGCGCCTGCGCCGGCTGCAGCCGAACATCCTGCGCCGCTGGATCGAGGGCGCACAGAAGGTCGCCGACACCTGGGGGAAGCCGTAATGGCATCGCAGACCCTTCGCACCCTCAAGCTCAGCCTCCTCGCTGACGTCTCCGGCTTCGGTGCAAACCTCGACAAGGCCGGCTCGTCGTTCAAGAAGTTCTCACAGGGCGTCGAGCAGGCGTCGAAGTTCGCCACCGTCGCCATCGGAGCCATCGGCGGGCTTGCCGCATCCGCGATCCAGGCAGCCTCGGACCTCGACGAGACGTCTTCGGCAGTCGAACAAATCTTCGGCGCACGGTCAGCGCGGCAGCTGCAGCAGTACGCACGCACGACAGCAACCGGTCTCGGGCTCAGCCGTCAGGCAGCACTCGAAGCCGCTCAAACCTTCGGTATCTTCGGACAGGCGGCAGGACTCTCAGGCGACGACCTGACCGACTTCACGCTCGAGTTGACGACTCTCGCCGCTGACCTTGCTTCGTTCAACAATACGACGGTCGACCAGGCCATCAACGCTCTCGGCGCAGCGCTTCGTGGCGAGTCGGAACCCATTCGCACCTACGGGGTGCTACTCAACGCTGCCGCCATCGAGAACGGCGCGCTGTCTGACGGCCTTATCGAGTCCAAGGACGAACTCGACGCTCAGACCAAAATCGTAGCGACATTTAATGAAATCCTGAGGCAAACGAGGCTGCAACAGGGCGACGCCATTCGTACAGCAGACTCGTTCGCTAATCAGCAGAAGCAACTTACGTCAGAGTTGCAAAACTTCCGCGTCGAGATCGGCGAAGAACTTCTACCCATTATCAAACTTCTTCTCCCCCAGTTCCGTTCGTTTGTTCGGTCGCTCACAGAGTCCGACCCCGAACAAATCGTCGCCGTCGCCAAGGCAATAGGTGTTCTGTCTGTCGCCCTTGTTGGCTTCAACAGCGCCCTCAAGGTGTTCTCCACGCTGCAGGCCGCCTACAAAGCCCTCACGACGCCGCTCGGCGCATTCGCTGCCGTCATCGGAGCTGCCGGTGCTGCGACCGTGTACGCCGAGCAAAACCTGCCGTCCGGCTTCGCCACCGGCGGTGTAGGCCTGACCGGCGTAGAGCGCGAACGCCTTGCCGCAGCTGCAACAGCAACGCCGGCCGGTCAGCGCCGCACCGGGAACGTTACCGGCCGTGGCGGGACCAGCCGCACCGTCGTCGTAAACGGCATCGTCGGCTCGCCCTACCAGGTGTTCCGCGAGATCGAGCGGGCCCAGCAGCTCGGCACCCGGTCCGGCATCGGGTCATCCGCCCAGGTCCGCTGATGGGCTGGCCCCGCACCGTCACCGTCACCATCGACGGCGTCGCCCACACGACCGAAGCCATCGACTCCGTGTTCGTCCAGCGTGGACGCCGCTCTTACTGGGAAGGCCTGCAGGCCGGCTCGGCCCGCATCATCCTCCTCGACCCCGCCACCCGCCCCGAGATCGGCGACGTCACGACCATCGACGTCGGCCTCGACGCAGGCGGCACCTCCCGGCTGTTCAGCGGCAAGGTTCACGCCATCGCCGCCCAGTTCGACCCGTTCGCCGGCACCATCCTGTCCATCGACTGCTTTGGCCCGCTCGCCAAGGCCGGCCGCCGCGACCAGGAGGACACCCTCGGCGTCCAGCTCGACGGCCCTCGCATCGAGGCATTGCTCGACTCGGCTTTGAGCGAGCAGTGGGCGGAGCAGCCGCTTACACAGACCTGGGCTGACGTGCCCGCGACGCTGACGTGGGACGACTACGGCATCGACCCGACTATCATCGACCCCGGCCTCTACAGCATCGCAGCGCTTACCAACGTCCCGACCAGCACCGTCGGGCAGCTCGCGCAGACCATGTTCTCCGCCGGCGGCGTCGTCTACGAGACCGGCGACGGCCGCGTCGGATACGTCGACTCGACCCACCGGCAGGGCGCAGCCCTCGGCACCCCCCTCGACATCCCGGCGTCCACGATCGCGGCCGCGTCTGGCGTCGCCATCGAACGGTTTGACGACATCGTCAACCAGGTAAACCTGACCTGGGACGGTGGAAACGTGCAGTACAACGCGGTCGACTCCGTCTCCGAGTACGGCTACGTCACACGCGACTACCTGACCCTGCTCAACGACGCCGACGACGCCGCCGACCTCGCCGAACGGCTCGCGCAGCTGCAGGCGTTTCCCGCCGCATCCCTCGAAGGGCCGCTGCTCGTTCGGCTAAACAACGTCACCGACAGCCTGTCCGACAGCCTCCTGCAGCTCGCAATCAACGACTACCTGCAGGTGTCCAGCATCCCGGTAGGCGTCGTCCCGGCCGGCGTGTTTTACGGCTTCGTTGAGGGCGTCAACTACGAGCTGACCGCCGAGTTCGCAAACGTCGAGGTGTACGCCTCGGACGCCCGCTACTCGATTTACCAGACCCGGTGGCCCGACATCCCCGACACCCTGACCTGGGCGGGCGTAGAGGCTACGCTCGACTGGCAGAACGCTTAGGAGACTCGATGGCAACCACCACCAACTTTGGCTGGACAACGCCGGACGACACAGACCTCGTAAAGGACGGTGCATCGGCGATTCGCACGCTCGGGTCGGCCATCGACACGACCATGCTCGACGTCCGACAAATCGTCCAGGTTGTCCGTGCAACTGACGCGATTCAGCGGACGACAACGAGCACGTCCTACGTCGACGCAAACCTGAGCGTCACCATCACGCCGGTCTACTCAACCAGCAGACTCATTTTGGTCTACACCGCGTATGGGCAGATGAACGCCGGCACGACCGGAGACCAGCGCTGGTCCGTCATCATCACCGACTCAAGCAACACTGCTCTTTCAGGCGCCGAAGGCACGCAACTCGGCGTAAGTTTCGGCAGCACGGTCACATCTGTTGCAGACGCCGTAAACATCTGGGGCTACGTCGAACCTGGGTCGACGAGCGCGCTGACCTACAAGGTTCGTTTTAAGAGTTCCAACGCGTCTAACACGGCCGTGCTCGTAAACCCAAACACGACCGCGCAACTCTATGCCATCGAGGTCGCAGCATGACCGACTACGCAGCAGTCCTCCTCGCCATCCGGCAAGGCGCACAGTGGGTTCTGAGCGGCAACGACTACTCGGGCCTCGAATGGCTCGACGAGTCACCCAAACCTTCTAAAAAGACTCTCGACGACGCGTGGGCGCAGGTTCAGTACGACCGTGCTCGCGCAGCTGTCGAGGCGCAGCGTCGCGCGCGCTACCAGGTTGAGACGGACGGGATGTTCTTTGACGCGCAGCGCGAAGGAGGCGACCTGGCAGTTTGGCAGGCGGCTGTCGACGCGATCAAGGCCGAGTTGCCCTACCCGGAGGCGCCACAGTGATTGACTGGATGGACACCGCTCACAGGACGTTCTGGACGTTCATAGAAGCGTTCATCGGCGTCCTGGCCGGCACCTACGCCTTCGCCGTCGAAGGGGCCGCGCTGCTGTCGGCCGTCGCAGCCGGTGTCGCCGCCGCCATCGTCCCTCTTAAGGAGGGTGCGCTGGCCGCACGTCGTAAGCGTGCAGCTGCGCAAGACTGATGGACCTGGTCCGTCGCGCAGGCTGGGGCGCACGGCCGCCAAAGGGCCGACCGAAGGACATCGCTGTCCCGGTTCGCCACCTGTTCCTGCACCACTCAGCAGGACCTGACGGCGGCCC